GCCAGCTACGTGAAGGATGGATACATCACCTACATTGATGATGACGACTTCTACGTGCCCGGGGCGCTTCTTGCAATAGCAGGGGGCTTGTCCAAGAACAAGCTGCTACTGTGGAATGCCAAGCTGGAGGTGAACGGACGGGTAATACCAGAGAAGAAAAACAAGGGCAAGGTCGTAGCTGGCGATATATCAGGCATAGCCTTCGCCTTCCACAAATCGCACCTTCACAAGGTCAACTGGACGCCATGGCGCCGGGGAGACTATCGCGTTATCAATGACCTAGCTGGGTACATGCCGGTTAACTACATGGACAATGATCTGTCCATCATCGGCAATAGGTTGGACAATTTTAGCACAGCAGAGAGGCATGCCAAGGCTTTGGAGCACAGGGCCAAGAAGGCAGAAGCCATAAATGCGGCCGTAGCCAGCAAAAGGGCCGCAGGGGCTGATGTGGTATACGAGAACATCTGCCTCACCTGTCCAACGTGCGGGCAGAATATACCACAAAAGTAAAGGGGCCTTTCGGCCCCAGTACCCTTCCTTGTCGGGATGTATGGTTAGCTACCAGCAGTGCCATCGCTGTTGATGAGCAGAGTTGCGTCGCCAGCGTCAAGTGCGGTGGAGATGGTAGCCATCCCGGTCGTCACAGCAGCGGCGTCATCCATCGTGAACTTGGTCACGAGGTAGGCGTGTACATTGGCAGAGTAGAATCCAATGGCTGGCTGGTTGTACTGACCGATCATGGGGAAGTTGGCGCTGGAGCCAGCCGCCATCGTGCCCTGAACAGGCGTATAGCCAGAAGGCGTGGTCAGGTAGATGGGGTTCGACGTGTAGCCAGCAAGGGCCTGTGGGGTGCAGGCTCCAAGTCCTACTTGTACGGTTTCGCCGGTGGGCACGAAGGTGATCTCCATGGTGTTGATGTGTTGGTTACGGTACAAATCTACATAACTCCCTGATAATCAGGTGGTTACAACAAATTTTACCGATAACAAATCCTTCGTACCTTTGGGGCCATGGATAACAACGAACTGAAGTCTTTTATCGCCAAAGACATCAAGCGACTAGAGAAGGAGTGGCACGAAGAGGCCGATAAAGAGCGCGGCGCCTATGACTTCCCGTCCTATGCAAGGACGATAGCCATTGACGCCGAGATCAACACCCTGATGCGGGTGATGTCGCTCTTGAGTTAGGCGAACACAGCGTCGATTGCTGCAACGGCAGCATTTACGCCAACGAGCGTATTGACCCAAGTGCCTTGGTTCGTCACTTCTCCCATTCGGATATCCAAAAACCGGTTATCCTTTAGGTGGATGCGGACGTAGTACTTGTCCGTGGTCGTTACCTGCGATGGGGTAGCGGCTCCGTAGATATTCTGGAATCCACGTTCTGCGCACACGTCAACCATGCCACTGGCTGGGTATACCTGAGTGGTTCCATCCGTAAGAGTGATGGTGAGAAGGTTCGTTCCTACTGTGACTTGCATGTGATGGAGGTGTATTGTTCAGCGAATCCGGAAGCTGCCGTTGTGGTGACGTAGTTCATCCTGCGAAGGTAGCATAACTCTCTGACTGTCAGATAGTTTGCACTACCTTTGCGTTCATCGCATCCCGCAAGCAAATAAACCTTCACTCGGCCGAGATCCTCCTAGCCCTAAGCTCAGGAGGCGTGTCCATTTCCAATGGTCACGAGAAGCTGATCCGGTCGGTCGGCCTATCCACAGGGGTCAAGGGACCAAAGGCAGAGGTCGAGCTACCCTCCCGAGAGAAGGGCGCTCCGACCGCACTCCACCTTTGGTTGTTTGAAATCCCAACGGTCAAGTACGGAGACGATGCTGGCAAGAAGTTTGAAGGTCAGTGCTACTACGATAGGATTCCTAAGGAGTGGATAGCCAAGTGGAAGGACAAGGAGATCCTGCGTGAGCACTGGAGGCCATCGGACCCAACCAAGTGCGATGACGCTTTCTATCGCTTCATCGACAGCCACATCCCTCAGTTCAAGGACTTGATGGCTTACGAGCCGTTCTTCCTGTACATAGAGCAGGCTCGTAGATGGCTGGAGGACAAGCGAACGATATCGGACATCGAGCCAGCCGAACGCGCCCACTGGAAGCAGCAGGAACTACAGCGCATAGCCGACAACAAGCTATACGGCCTGAACAAGTACTGCACCATCAAGGAGGATGGATTCGCCGGTGGCCGAAGGAAGTTCGAGGCATCCGCCCCGCATGCTTTGGTCGCGTTCGTCGTGGATCTTGGCAAGCACTTCGACCTAGTGAAGGGTCGTCAGGCCGCTTTGACATCCGAGATGATGGCCATCGCCAGCCTGATGATGGTTACTGTGCCATCGTTCACCGGAGTGTTCATGGTCCACAAGAAGGACGGCACTGGTAAGACCCTGTTCAGGGATAAGCACCAGAGCACACTTCAGCACTTGCCTGAGTGGATCACCAAGGAGTTCGACGTATCCAAGGGATTCTCCAGCGAGAGCACCATCATTGACTTCGACCCCGGAGATACTAAGGCGACCAAGGGTATGGATATCTCGGAACTCAGGCTGCTGAGTGCTGAAGACTCCATGGCCGTGAACGGTCGTACCCCGACCATCTCCCTTGTGGATGAGGCACAGAACGTGCCCACCTACCAGAAGATCAAGTCCGAAATTGACCCAACCCTGTACCAGTTCAACCCGGACACCGGTAAGATGGACTTGGTTCGACAGATCGCCGCATGGGGAACTGGATCAAGCAACAACACGGGTCAGGGAGCGTTCGAGAACGACTTCAAAGGCATCCTTGACGCATGGGAGAAGCGCGAGAACACAGAGGGATGGGTTCCGCTGTTCTTCGACTGGTCCTGCCGTCCCGGCGCAACCGTAGAGTTCTACGATAAGCAGAAGGCCAAGTACCTGCGAGGGCAGACCGAGGAGACCAAGGGCCTTTCTCCTGCCGAACGCCTGAGCTTGTTCTACGCTCACTATCCCAGCAGCCCGGACGATGCATTTATGTCCACGCACAAGACCCTTGTGCCGATGGAAATTATCGTCAAGCAGCAGAAGCGCATCATCGAACTGTGCCACAACGCGCAGCCAGAATCACTCAAGCCTGTCTTCGGAAAGTTCATTCCGGTGTTCGATGAGTCCAAGACCATACCCGGAGACACGTACTTCGAGCACCCTATTGTAGGTGTTCAGTGGCAGGAAGCAAGGCCAGATGAAGTAGACGCTCCGATCCAGATGTTCATGGACCGAAAAAGCGGGTGGGCTCACCGGTACTTCCAAGGAACCGACCCCATCCAGAACGATGGCGGATTCTCCCGCTTCTCTTCTGTCGTATGGGACACTGCGGCAAGGACCATCGGAGAGGGTGATGAGGTTCAGTATGTACCAACCATCGCTTGCATCCTGAACTCACGCGCAGCCCAGCCCGTGGAACTGTTCATCCAGAACATTCTGATGGGCATGTACTACGCCAACCACGGGCAGAAGGCGTGCAAGGAACTCGTGGAGATCAACGCCGGTCACAGGTACGTGGACTTCAAAACCGGCCCTGTCTGTAACCTGCGCGAATCGCTACTGACCAGACATCAACTTCTGCCTAAGTACAAGACTGGCAACGCATCGAACATCTACGGTATCGACCTGAAGGGCGGAAAGGGTTCGCGCAAGGAACTCCTGTATGGCGATGTCGTAGACTTACTGCTGGCCAACTGGCACAACATCTGGTACTACGATCTGTGGAGCCAGATCCGCCACATCTCCGTTATCCCTGATGCCGAAGGGGGCGTCAAATGGGGTACCGAAAACAAGAACGTCTATAATGACGACATGGTGTACGCCATGGGCTACGCCGAACTCTGCGCACGCTGCATCAACAAGCAGCCAGAGTACGTGATCACATCAGAACCCAAGCTGGTGACCAAGCGCATCATCGAGCGCGATGGTAGCCTTATGCCTCATTACCGCTGGGTGAAAGTACCCGCATCATACGCATGAGCAACGATTACCGATACCTCATCTTCGCACCGAAGAGTATCAAGGACCTTCGTGTTCAGTACCCAGAACTCATGGACTATCCAGAGTTCAAGTCACACGTCATCAAGATGCACGATGTGATGTTCGTGTGGTGGTATGCATGCCTGTGCTCCCCGATCATCGAGAAGCCAGATGACGAGCGCATGGCAGAGGCTGTGCATATCTCATACCCATCCAGCCAGCAGCGGTCGGCCAAACTTATGGAGTTCCGCGACCGCATGCCAGAGAACATCAAGGGGGCGATCAAGCGGATGGAGTCCTTCAACACAGAGGCTAGGGTTGATAACTACCTCCAGACAAGGACGGTTAGGGAAAACTGCAAGGCCATGCTCAGTGAAGACACATCGACCATGGACTCCGACCAGAAGGATGCTTGGGCTACCCGGGCACCTAAGCTGTGGAAGTTGCTGGACGAAACCACCAAGACATTGGAGCGCGGGTCATTCGGCGTGTCGCTCTACGAAGAAACAATCCTTGACGAAGCCGATGGAACGCTTCGTCAGTTCCGACAAACAAAGCGATAGATGGAGCAAGTAAGCGTCAATAACAGGGGATCAAAGCCTTGGCAGTGGATCCCGGTGGCATACTACCAGCCGCCAAGCATGACCATCCCTGAATCAGAAAAGGGTGCCGCTTACGCCAGTGCATGGACCCGGTACTTTCTTTCCCGCCAACAGTCTGAGTGGATCAACTACTACCGCAACAACTACGTTGCGAACATGGAGTACTCCATCGACTCACGCTGGGGGGAGGAGGCTGACGTTCAGATGTTCCTAGGAGACGGTCCTTCGCAGACCAGCCGCATACCGTTCAAGGTGCCCATGATGGGTCCGATGCTCACTCGAATGGTCGGTGCTGTAGATAACATCTCCATCTCTGCGATGGCAGAGTCCGCCACCCAGCACTTCTCTGCCACCCGCAAGGAAGACGCCCTGCTCCGAGTAATGATCATGTCCCGCGCTGCTCAAGCAGGACCTGACATGGCTGCTGCATTTGAAGGCATGGGCATTAGTCCCAACGAGCAGAAGACCGAGAGTATCTTCGAGATGAATTATCAGGACCACTTTAAGCGTGGTATCAATAGCCTGATGTCGATGATGTCGTTGCGCAACAAGCTGCCAACGACCAAGCGAAAGGTTGCAGAGAACATGGCCCTGTCTGGTATGGCCGCTTTCCACAATTTCATCAACGGATCCAACATTGAGAGCCGATTGATAGAGCCTCGTGAGGTTGGATGGGACACCTCGGCCATGGAGCCCGATATGTCCGATGGCCAGTTTGTGTATACCTGCCCACTTATGGACGTGGGAGAGATCGCCGAACGCTGGAACCCGGCCAAGGGTGTCATCGAAGCCTTGGACAAGTGGGCTCGTGTGCTGCCAAGTGGTCAAAACTTCCAAGCCGGGTGGCCCCAGTCCCGCCCGCGTGTGTTCACCATGTACTGGAAGGACTTCAAGAAGGTTGAGCGCGGCTTTGTCATGCGTGATGGAGAGTTGGAGTTCTGCACCATTAACGAGGTAAATCCAGACACCGGCAAGCCAGACTTCACTGACGCGGATCTGGTCGATCCTCCGAAGAACATCTACACGGACGCTTGGACCGACACAGAGCGCCGCGAGAAGAAGCAGACCAAGACTATTCAGGTGGCTCGTTATTGTTCCATCATTCCTTGGGAGTACCTGCCCGGCGGATACACCAAAGGCGTTGGATACGGGAAGGCCAATCGAGCTCCACAGCCACCAAACCACAGCCTGCCGGACGTTGGTGTTATTGGTGACATCGTTCTTGACCACGGCATTGTCCCAATCCAAGAGGCCGACCCCGATGACGTGTACTCGGTACACTTGCCTATCAAAATTTCCACATGGCGGTACATGGGTGGGCATGTAGTTGCACCATTGACCGCAGCTCGCGATCCACAAAGGTGGATGAACCAGATCACATCGGACGTTGCGTGGAGGTTGCGCAAGGCCGGTGGAAAGTCCACCATCATTGCCAAGGAGGCGATTGCAGACTCTAACATGAGTGAGCAGGAGGTCGCCATGAAGATAAAGGAGGGCGACACGCTGTTCCTAAGCGGAAGCGTGCTCGGTGGTTTGCCTCAGTCATCCTACTCTATCGACGAGTCGCCCGGCCCAGCCATCTTCAACATGGTAAGCCTCATTCCACAGGCAAAGTCCATTATGGAAAGCTCTGTTGGTGTGTACGAGAGTAATTACGGATCACCACAGGGTCAGGGTCAGTTGGTCGGAACGCTGCAACTTCAACTTCAGCAGGCCGGTGTGATGCAGCAGCCGTTCTATGCCTCAATCGCTGACCTGTTCCGCCAAGAGAATCAACTGTACGCACAGGGAGGCAAGGAGTTCTACTCACGCCACCCGTGGATCCTGCGACAAATGGTAGGGGAGGAGGATATGGAGGCATTGATTGCCAGCAAGGACATGCAGGTAGAGCAGTTTCGCGTGAAGATCGAGCTCTCTCCAGATGGACAGCAGCTTCGCACAATTACCGACCAGCAGACCATTCCGGGACTTATGCAGCTAGGCATGCTTGACCCCATTACGGCAGCACAGCTTATGGGTCGATCAATTCCAGAGGACGTGTACGCGGCCGCTAGGAAGTTCACCCAGCAGTCAGCGCAAGCTGCTCAGGAGCAGGCGGCCGCTCAGGAGCAGGCGGCGATGCAGCAGCAGATGGCCATGGAGCAGGCGGCTATTCGTGACGAGGAGGCGGATATTGCCAATCAGGACACCAATAGAGAGCTGAAGATGTCCCAACTCCAGCAGAAGCTCATGCAGCCCGAGGCTCAGGCGGCCGCAGAATGGAATAAACCAGACGCAATGACCGAAGCGGCAATGGGCGCAACTCGCTAAAAATCAACAAGTTGTGTGCGTTGTCATAACTACTTAGTACATTTGCTCCCATGGAAACCCCTGACACTCAGGTGATTAGTACACCGAATGACGTACAGCGTGATGCTATCATGTCTGTATTTCAGCCACAGTCACGCACTGTGGCGCGAGAGGCAGCGCCTGCTTCTCAGCAACCCGCACCCGTAGAACAAGTAACCGAGGCTTCAAAAAAGCCACCGGCAGAAACTGTTCCGGCGGCTGCCAATACTTCAGCGAACCATGCGCCCGAATCTTCGGCGCCGAGCTCTTACGACTCCCTGTTGGACTCAATGGGTTCGACAGCAGCCGCTGTAGTGTGGACGCCTGAGGCCAAGGCCGTATTTAATTCCACATTCGGAACGGACGACCCTTCGGCCATTTCTACTCGGCTGGAGCAGGCCGAACTTCTTAAAGCGGAGTATGAAAAGGTTAAGCCGTTCGTTGACCAGTTCAATGATCTTCCTCCGGCCGTCCTGAATAGTATTAAGCTGGCCATGGCTGGCAAGTACAAGGAGGCGAAGGAGCACATTGCCTCAACTCCGGAAAAGATCCTGTCCAACACGCCGGTTGAAAAACTGAGCGACAGGGATTTGATTGATACCTACTTCAAGGGAAAGATCAGTCCAGATCAGTGGGAGATGGTCAACGACCCCGAGGCCGACGATGAGGATCTGGTCGATGCTCTCAAAACTCGCATCGGAATCCTGCGAGAGGCGGCCGCCGACAAGTACATCAAAGACCTTAGCTCTCAGGCAGAACTCCAGACGCAGGAAGCAAGGCTCCAACAAGAATCGTATGACCGATACAACCAAGGTGTTGCATCGGCCATCGCAAACGTAAAGAACTCTCCCCTCAAGGGATTCCTCGACCAAGGCGCCACCGAGGCAATCCAGAGCGGATCGTTCCTATCGAGGTTCGTACAAGAGGATCGGATGACGCCGACCCCCGAAGCCGCAGCCCTGTATCTGAAGGCTATTCACTTCGATCCCGCAGTGAAGGCAGCAGATGCGAGAGGATATGCGCGGGGCAAGCAGGAGGCCCTTCTCGAAACGACTTCACGCCAGCCGGGCGTAGGCACCCTTCCTCGGCGATCACCGGGCGACATGCCGGTCAACACCACAGCGGATGACTCCGTGAAGGCGTTGATGGCACGCGCCCTATCAGCCCGATAACCAACAACCAAAGACAACAGAATGTCGCAGAATACTTACGTAGAGAACGTCAACAACGCACCCTACGGCTTACAGAACACCAACGCCCCCGGGTCCCCGTATGCAGCCGCATACAGCCGTGGCGTAACCAACCACCTTTACCTTCCGGTTGATCCCGTCATCTTTGACGCCCAGCCACAGCAGTTCTTGGACCTTCAGTACCTGATGGCCTTCTCCAGCAAGGAGGTTCCCGGTGACGAACTGATCTGGCACGAGGACGTATGGAGCCGTAGCCCGATCGTTACCCGTGCATCCTTCGCAGGCGTTGCCGCCAGCGCAGGCACTCAGGTGACGGGCAACATCCCCATCACCGCCGCCACCCTGAACGCCGTTTACCCCGGCCAGCAGTTGTACTACCGTGGATCCAACGGCGTATACGCCAGCGTGATCGTGGTAAGTGTTGACAGCACCGGTGGAGCAGAATTGATCAACGTCCGTTCCCAGACCAGCCAGCCTCTGCCCCCTGCGGCATCCGGCTCTAGCCTGACCAACGGTATGACCTTCGGAGCAGATGGTCAGAGCACCTTCACCCAGCCCACCCGCCTCCAGACGGTTCAGCGCACCAACCTGATCGAAGCCATCGGCCCCGAGCAGAAGCTGTGGAACCACAAGGAGCGTATCAAGTGGAAGAACCAGAGCCAGACCAACTTCATCGAGCGCGACATGCAGACCATGTTGACGCAGTTGAAGGTCAGCCTGTGCCAGCGTATCTGGATCGGCAAGTACGGCGAGAGCATCGGCCTTCAGGGCGCCATCGGCAAGAACACCGAGGGTATCGTTCCAGCCATCCAGAACAACGGCGGAGCTACGCTGAACTCCACCATGAGCACGGTGTGGGACGACATCACCACGGGCATCTTCGCCACGAACTTCGGTCCCGTGAGCAACGAGCGCGTAGTGTTCGGCACCCCCGAGATGCTGCACGCCATCAACGTCAAGCAGAAGGGCGAACTGGTCCGTTACGAAGCCGGTGACACCTCCA